AGATTTGACGTTGAGAAGGGCTAAAGGATGCAACAGAAATGCGCACGTCCTTGTTGTCCCTCACGTTGTCGTATCCGAGGATTGTTATAATGCGTCTTTTAAAATTGTTAGAAACTGGGCGGGTATCATTGAAAAATGAAAAAAGATAAAAATATTTATTATTTGGGTTTGCCGCAGTTCTATCATATAACATTGGTATTGTTATGTCTTTAAGTAGCCTTTGGCTACTATTAATTGATTGGGAGAGCTGTACGCCTTTCCCATTTAAAAAGAAATTATTTTGGGCCCTTTTCTTGACTGGCCCTTGAGTCTTGCCGTTTTCGATCGGGCTGACTCTTGTTTTACTAGCCAATTTGATTGGCCTCTGGACTAATCCTAGGGGTTTGCCAGCAGTAGCTGGTTTAATTTCATCCTCCCCTGGGCACTGTCTGGCCTTTTCGGATTGTCTTTCAATTTGCGTTTTTAAGTCCGCAATTTCCTGAGTGAAGCCAGCTACATCCTGGCTGTTTTCCTGTTCTAGATCGTAAAACAGATCATGTCGATTATGATTATAAATGTACGTATACGATGAACCATCCGCTTTAATATGTGTGTGTGGGCCTAATTGCCTAGGTCCAACCTCGTAACATTGTTTGCATAAAGGACCCTCAATGACGACATTTTCATTATTCGTAATGGACTCGGTCTTCCTCCTCAGGATCTCGAAAAACCTATCACTTTTGAACCCCGGTCTTTCCGTCCAGTATTTACTGAGAATTCCGAGCTGTCGAATTGCAGTATAATCATAATTCGAGTAATTCGCGTTCGTCCTAACCAGTTTCGACGATTCTGGCGCTATGATTATTTTCTCATTTTTAACCGCTATGAATGGTTCCGTGATGGTCAATGATAGCGTAGTCCCACCATTCTGTTTTTGTATAACTTGAACTGTTGTACTAACTTCGAACTGTTGGGGATTTACGTTGACCGGAAAATAGTATTTGATCAGTTTGGGGTCTTTATGAAGCCAGCTTTCTATTGCTTGGGAAGTTAGAAGTTCATTCCATTGGCCATTATTACTATCCCTGATTCGTTCATAAAACTCTGCAACACGGGGGTTGTATTTTCGTAACCTCAGTTTTTCGTAATACCCGTTTGCCATAGATCGATCCATGGATGACCTAAATAGGATGTAGACGATTAGGTTCGACATAGCTTCTCGGGCACCATCTGTATCTCTTATTGCCAAGAAAGGATTTGACGGATCCGTGATGTAGCCAATCTCAGAAATGCTATTAGCATCAGAGAACTTTGGGAGGCCATAATGATTGGCAACGAAATTGTCTGTTAGGAACTGAAAGGGTGGATAAGGCTTTGCTTCCCGGCCAGTCCCGGCCCAAGGGGGAACTATTGCAACACCTTCATTTATTCCTGGTACAGGGTTACGCATTATTCTTCCAACTATCTGTTTCAATGTACTTGGGGATGAATTCTCATACACTAGGTTTCCTTCAATTTGTTTTATATCTTTCCCGTTATCAATTAGCCCCGTTCTATTTGGTATAGTTATTCCTGCGTTGATTACTGATGTCGCTACTATTGCATAGTCAGGATTAATTGGATTTCTTGCTGTATCTGCGGAGACTTCCTGAGTTTTAATGTTTTGATATGCCATTGCTTCTCTAGTCGTATCAACTTCATGATGCGTCACTTCTTTTACTATCAGTTTATCCTGGGCAAAATGTTTCGGGAATTGGTCCCGAGCGAACATCAAATTATTGACCGTATTGGCGGCTCGTTTTATTATCCTTAGCTTGAATCGCCTCTGGATTGTTGATGTATACAGGTTGGTCGGCAGCGACGGTATTGCCTTTGTTGTAGCAGAAAGGAAAAGGGCTTTGGAATAAAGCCGACCACCATCAAATTTCTTGAGGAATCCGAAGAGCGCGATCATTGCGGGATCCATTTCATGAAATTCGTCACAAGCTAATAATGAACTGTCCAATAATTCTTGCATGTCCGCATTATTAACCCTCGCAAAGGCCTGGCCATAGGTCATGATATGTATCGAAGGCGTGTCAAGTGATATTTGTGTATTCGTAAGAATTTTTTGGAAGCATTTTGTTATTCCACATGCAGTATTTGAAGGGTGATTTATTTCATACATAAAAGGATTGTCATAATTTATTACTAGAACCTGCCTAGGAACTAACAACAATATTCTTCTGAAATCTTTTTTTTCTCCATTAAATTTATGCAATTTCATTTTTGTCCTATCAGCTCCACCATATTGTCGCCTGATTATGGCGTACATTGCTAAAGTTGATTTTCCTGTAGCAGTTTCGGAATCGATAATTGTATGCCTGTCCGCTTCATTATATTTTTCAAGGAATTCGCCACTCTCATCGGCTTCTGGGAACCATAGTTTATCCCAGGGATTAGTGAACATTTGTTTATTATCCTGCCCAAACTCTGAAATTTGCATGTTTTTCTTCAGTAAGTGGGCAAAAAGTTCAACAGCCGATTGTGCATACGGTAGAACTAGATCAAAGCGGAGAAAATAAAACAACCATAATGGCAAAAATGATAATACATATAACAAGAATCGTTTTACCCAAGTGTATGGGTCACGTGGAATCAATGAAGATATTATAAGCGATGATTTCCCAGTATTGTGCCAATATATGAGATTCAGTATCGCGTATGATTTCGGGATGTCGATGAGCATAAAGAAAATCAGACGCCATATAAATCCAATGAAAGGTAGCCTGATTAGCTCTCGTTCTAAATAATAAAGAGCGGCGTACGTTAAGGTGTATGCGAACATCGCGTTCTGATAAGGGTTCACCGTGAACGGACAAGTTATGTCATTTTTTTTTTCCCCACGCACCCATACTGCCGATTCAATGCGTTCGGCATATCCCGGGGAGTTTTGCATATTATGCCAAAATGCCGGTCCATCACATAACGGAGCAACCGGTGACTGTGATATTTTTGAAGCGAAAGAATCATAAGTGGAAATTTCATCCCTGTTCATTGTCCAAATGAATGCGCACGCCCATTGATTTGGCGTGTAAAACGTTGATTCAGGGAATAATGTTATCAAAGAAGGTTGCATTTTTAGAAGTTTCCTTGGCAAATTCTCTGTTATATTTGTTAGCTTATCGAGGTATTCTTGGGGTTTATCCCGAAAGAATTCCTCTGCTGACAGGTATTTATTAAAGAATTTCGAGTAGGAATCTTTCTCATCGTCATTTAATTTCATTTGAATTTTCAAAACTTTATAATATGACGGGAATTCATGAGCATGAATGTATGAAAAAAATGCGGAACGCTTTGATCGCTTATCGAATGGTTTATTTAAGCGGTTATCATTTTTAATTTCCTTTCGTACTTCCGACGGCACAGTCAACTTCATTGATCTAAACAAATTTTTTTCGTTCAACCATTCAAGCTTTTCAAAGGTTTGTGGGTCATACTCCTCAAGTACCTCTTTCTTGAACTGTACTAAATGTTTAGGAATACGCATCGCCTTTGCGAGTTTCAGGACATCTTGTTCATAATAAACAGAAAATCTTTCATACCATTCCGGTAGCCAAGCAGTCTGTAGTGCATGACCAGAAAGTCTGGCAATAGATTCCTGGATATATGGTTTTGATAGCCTTTCTGAGAAATCTATAAAGTGCCCCAAATCATCAAGGTCATAGTTTTGGGGGGATGCATTTTTTGCAGATGACTGATAGTACCGGAAAGCTGATTGGCGCAATAAAGTCTGTTTTGGATCATGATAAACAAGCAATGGTGGTATTTCCGGTGTCAAAATCTCGCGATCAGGATGACTTTTCTTTAAATAGACTTGATGAACACGGACGAAGTCTAGATATTGTTTATACAAATCAGGGTTTTTATGTTTTTTTACTCTCATCACTTTATTCCCGAGATATTGTATACTTTCAATGTTGTCAAATTCATCGATTTTTAGGTCAACACCATAATAACGCATTGCGTCATAGAACTTTTCTTTGTTAAAATCGCCTTTGCCCGTCGATGTGACCCATATCGCGTCATCACCAGTGTTCGCTAATTCGTTATGGGAATAAAAATCTTTTGGTCTATATTTATAATCATGGTATCGGCACCATCCCATTATGAACGCAGCTCTATAATACCAAGTGTTATCCGCACTAGTTGCAGACTGTCCCGTACCGCCTCCTCTGTTTTTCAGGTGAGCATTAGATACCATTTCGAGATGGTTGGAATAATTAACGATTACTTCTTCAAGTTCCTCAGTTGTCTTCAAACGTAACACTGAATCTCGATCACCCTTTTGTTCGGGATCTCCAAGAAGAAAATGTGCGTGGAAAGGGTACATTAGATTCCGATTTTTAAAATTGTATGTGCGCCCAGAAGTTGTGTTTGCCTGCATTTTAACCGAGGTCGTCATTTCATCCCACGTTTTGTGTATTTTCAAGTCAGCGTATTCTCTCCGGAGGTCGGCTCGGCATTGTAGATTTGCTCTTAAACTTGTCGGATTGGCCATTGAATGGGCAGAAACTACCTTGTAACCCGTGGGTACTGTTGATGGTGTCCATGTTAACAAAACTTTCTCCCGTTCTGAACTTGGTATAATAACCCCTTTCAGAAGATTATTAACCAATCTCCATTTATCAGGACTATCTTCCTTTCCGAGTAGATCATGTAAATCCTTTCTTTCATTTTCCCCAAGCAACGAGTCATGGTCAACAAACAATCCAGGATTTTTCTTTGCGAGTGAACTCTTGCCTTCTCCGGAAGGAATGAGTATCGCGCGTTGGTTTACTTCGTTCTCTATTTTTGCAAAGTATTCATTACGATTTAAATTAAATTGTTTTCTTGTGATAATGTTAATTCTTTGGCCATGGTCCACGGATGTATCGATATTTGAAAAAAATTTTTCAGGGTATTTTTTTAAAAGCTTGGCCACCATCTGTTCCGTTTCAACCGTGATCGTTATACCTTTCGTTGAATGTTCTGTTATATTAATGGACCATCCATCTTGCATTTTCTCATACTTTCCCTTCATTATGGTTTGAATCTTTCCGGCAAAATCTAGACCTTTGTGTTTATACCGCAAAAACCATAATTTTTCAAGTACACGAAACGCTTCCGGTCGTTGCTTTGAGTCAAATCTGGTTGCATCAACTTCAAGTATATGATATCCTTCCCCCTGTTTTATCCGCAGTTCGTTAAATATCGCCATCATGTTCTGGTTGAGAATCATTCCCGTCCCGACCTTTGTCATTCTCCAGCATACCCGTTTATTGATCTCTAACTGGATGATCTGGTCTAGAAAGTAAGAAGATAAGTCCTGAGCCGTAACAGTTCTTACTGGCTTATTTTGTAACATTTTTTCAAGGTCTACAACTTGGGCTTTGACGAAATTGTGATAAAATTGGTTAGGATATGTCCCTGCTTCCCACATTCTCCATGCTTCTTTGATCATTTTATGTCCATAGCCTGCTGCAAATAGTGCTCTTCTCTTTTTATAATTTGACGATATAAAAGGCACACCTGAGCTATACGGCAGCTTATTACCGGATTCAAAATAATATGGAATGCTTTCCAGCACAGTTATTTGTGCATTTTCATGAGCTACCCGATACGTATTGTTTGGACCATCATACATAGCTTGTGCCGTTTCCTCTTCCAATGTCGTCTGGAAACTCGTATGATAAGGTTCATATGATGGGACGTATCTCGCAATTGACGCTCGTATCAAGTTATTATTAAGTGTGCCTAACCAAACTCCGTCGGACCCAGGTTTTGCATTTCCTTTTGCAAACCACTCATTTGTTCTATCATCAAAAGATTTATCAACTTTCGGTCCGAGCTCATCACTGTTCGGTATCAGGTTTCGTTCCTGTTGAGACATGACTGGGTCACGAAAGAATATCTTTCTTTGCTGTCTGGTGAACAGTTGCGCCAGATCATCCTCGGTCAGTGCAATTCGTTCGCAAAATTTCCTATAATCATTAACGAAGTTGGTCCTCTTTTCCGGTACACAATAAGCTATAGACTCTTCTAAACGATTCCGTTTTGATGTTTTTAGGGTTCTAGTTATATTGGTGGCTGCCCATACGGATTTTATTCTTACTGTATACTCTTCCGGGCATATTCGATCAATTATTTGCCAGACTAACTCAACGAATGTCTCCCAGATCGCAATTGAAAACGTATATAATATCGATCCAATTTCCGTAAAAAAACTCAATAGGTTCGCCATATATACCGCTCCCTTTGTGATCAGCTGAGTGAAGTATTTCCAACACTCCTGTAAAACGGGTATTTGGTTAAATAACCGCGAAGTCCAGTTATATATCAAATCGATAATATCATATATCATTGGCCGATCAAGG